TTTATTTTAGAAAAAAACAGAGCATATATATTATGTAGATTCTTTTAAGCTGGTTTTACAATTTTATTTTTTTGAACAAAAATTATTTTTTACAAATTTTACAATTTTATTTTTTACATATTTTACAATTTTATTTTTTGAACAAAAATATTTTTTACATATTTTACAATTTTATTTTTTTGAACAAAAATTATTTTTAAATTTTATTGTTTATATTGCGCAAATAAGAGGAGAATTTATAAATATAGTGGGATATTTGCGGAAGAATAAGAATATAGTATTTTTTAGAAAATTACGCGAAGTGCCGGTTGCGCAAATAAGAGGAGGATTTATAATTATAGTGGGATATTTGCGGAAGAATAAGAAGAATATAGTATGTTTTCGAAAATTACAAGACGCGCCGGTTGCGCAAATAAGAGGAGGATTTATAATTATAGTGGGATATTTGCGGAAGTTGTGGGTTTTATGAAATTGTGGTGCGCGACTGTTTATTTTAGAAAAAAACAGAGCATATATATTATGTAGATTCTTTTAAGCTGGTTTTACAATTTTATTTTTTTGAACAAAAATTATTTTTTACAAATTTTACAATTTTATTTTTTTGAACAAAAATTATTTTTTACAAATTTTACAATTTTATTTTTTTGAACAAAAAATTATTTTTTACAAATTTTACAATTTTATTTTTTTGAACAAAAATTATTTTTTACATATTTTACAATTTTATTTTTTTGAACAAAAATTATTTTTTACAAATTTTACAATTTTATTTTTTTGAACAAAAATATTTTTAAATTTTATTGTTTATATTGCGCAAATAAGAGGAGAATTTATAAATTGGGATTGGATTATTTGCGAAATTGTGGTGCGCGACTGTTTATTTTAGAAAAAACAGAGCATATATATTATATAAATTCTTTTAAGCTGGTTTTACAATTTTACAATTTTATTTTTTTGAACAAAAATTATTTTTTAATTTTATTGTTTATATTGCGCAAATAAGAGGAGAATTTATAAATATAGTGGGATTATTTGCGGAAGAATAACATAGTATGTTTGATAAAATTACAAGACGCGCCGATTGCGCAAATAAGAGGAGGATTTATAAATAGTTGGGATTGGATTATTTGCGAAAGTTGGAGTGTTGTAGGAATTGCGGTGCGCGACTTGTTCTTTTTATAAAAAACAGAGCATATATATTAGATGAATTCTTTTAAGCCGGTTTTTCTAGAATTGGACACTGGGTGCGGGTTTCTTGAAATTGCGCATATATATTAGATGAATTCTTTTAAGCCGGTTTTTGAGGAATTGGACACTGGGTGCGGGTTTCTTGAAATTGCGCATATATATTAGATGAATTCTTTTAAGCCGGTTTTTCTAGAATTGGCACACAGTATATATTTAGAACCAGAAAAATTGATTTTTTTTTATTTAATTTAATTCATTTTTATTACATAAATGGATGAAAATAAGTATCGTAATATATATAATGCTATGAATGATAATTATTCATATCAAACATATTATATCAATTCCACATATAATTATCATCAAAACTCTACAATTACACAACAACAATACAATTCTATCAAAGATGATTTAATTAAGTATATGAATAAATAATTATTATTTATTTATCTACTTTCACATATTATATCTTACTTTATATTATAATGAATAAAATTATTAAAAATAATAAAAAAGGAGGATTTATTAAAAATAATCTATTTATTAAACCTCTATCTCCTTCGATTTCTATTAAAAATAATCAATCTCGAAAAAACGACGAGGATGGAGTTAAAACAAATTATCTATTTCGAAAAAACGACGGGGTTGGAGTTAAACAGAATACTGGGTTTGTTAAACCGAATAGTGGATTTGTTAAACAGAATACTGGGTTTGTTAAACCGAATAGTGGATTTGTTAAACCGAATAGTGAATTTGTTAAACCGAATAGTGGATTTGTTAAACCGGATGGGGTTGGAGTTAAAACAAATAATCAAGTTGGAAAAAACGACGGGCTTGGAGTTAAACAGAATACTGGATTTGTTAAACCGGACGGGATTAGAGTTAAAACAAATAATCAAGTTAGAAAAAATGACGGGATTGGAGTTAAAACGAATAGTGGATTTGTTAAACCGGACGGGATTGGACTTAAACAGAATACTGGATTTGTTAAACCGGACGGGATTGGACTTAAACAGAATACTGGATTTGTTAAACCGGACGGGATTGGACTTAAACAGAATACTGGATTTGTTAAACCGGACGGGATTGGACTTAAAGGGGATATGGATGGGTTGGGGAAGGAAAAGGGGGATATGAGCCCACGATTTGTTTATTTGTATAAAAATAAATTTGAGATGGAAGCTGTTACTAATAAATATGATATGAAAGGACTTTCTCCTTTGTCCGGATATGAACCTACTTATAACCCTAATTATTGGAACAATAACAAAAATATCAAAAATAATAATAACTGCTACTCATATTCTGTTAATAATAAAAATCATCACTTTGGGAAACCACAACCCGGATATTTCGCCAGATTCAACCACATACAAAATAACCAATACAAATGCGCTTACTTCTTTAAACGTATATTAAATGATATCCCCTCTGTTTATTTAACCTCATTCAAACAAAAATGTAAAAATGGATTCACAAAAGCTTTCTTCGCTATCGATTCTAATAAAAATGAACATGATTACCACTTTTATAGACAAGATACAAACAAATTATGGTCTCACAAACCCGGAACTACTAACGTCATCAATTATGATGCTGACTACAAAATTATACAAAACCCTCTCACCGCTAACAGAAATTATAATTCATACAATTACGACAAACCTTGCTTCTTCTTCTGTGTTAATAATAAATTCGGGAAAACTAAAGCTAAAATTTAAAAATTAATGGATTACTAACTTTTTCATATATAAATTATATATGAACAATAATAAATATATTCTTGATTATTTATACAATTATAAAATTAAAAATGATGAAACAAACTGGGATAGTTTAGAACAACAAAATAATTACCAAATTACGGAATGTAATAACATTACGGAATGTTATGAAATTACAAACGAATGTTGTAAAAATATAAATAAATTCAGACAATATGAAAGAACAAAAGAAGAAACAATCATTGTTGGTTTAGAACTACCAAATCAAGAAGGTAAACTAATAAGATTCGTTCCAAGAAATGTTTCGATTATCACTAAACAAGGATAAGTAGAGGTCTGATTAAACGGAAACCCAACGAAAAAATATTTTTACATCCGGAATAATGCTTATTGGAACAAAAAAACCTTTGTAAAAAATTTGTTTACTTGGATTATCTGTTATAAATGTATCATATGAATAAAAACGCTTCAACTTTTTTGAATTTGGAGATGTGTTTGATGAAGAAATACCATAACCTGATAAATTATCTCCTGTTTTATTACCATTGTTTGTGCTTCCTCCGTTAAAGGCGCCCCAACCGTTCGTAGTCGCATTATTTAACCACGTTGTTTCATTCCAATATTGATAGTCTAACGAAGGCATAGTCTGAGGATTTTTGTATGTACATGAACGGCAACAAGATATATAATTACAACCACATTTATTACAATTATTTGTAGTTGTCATTTTATAATATATTAACATTTTATTTTCATAATTAGTCATTATTATTATATTTACTATACTCTTTTTTCTCCCACGGTTTTTTATCCCCAAATTTATTTTTCTTTTCCCAAGGTTTTTCATTTCCTTTATTAAATGGCTTCTTATTTCCATATGTATTTTTACGATTCTGACCGCGGTTATTCTTCTTGTTTTCTGCTAATTTATTCATTTGTTCTTCAATATTTTTTTTCATTTTCAAAAGTTTCTCTTTCTTTTCTTCATCTGTCGCTGAATTAATAAGTGTTTGGACTTTTATTAACATTGTTTTCGCCTTCTCAAAATCTGGGTTTGATTGTTGTAAAATGGTCTTTATTATGTCCCTTACTTTCTTTATTTGATTATAAACGATGACAGAATAAAGTCCTAAACCATTTAATATACACAACTTTGTTTCATTATCACTTTTTATTGTATCCGTAGTGAATGACTTAATAACTGTTTCAATAGAATACTTATCATAATATTCTTTATATGCTTCATACATCATCATATACATTTGTATGAAGGTTATATCTTTTTTATCATTATTTTTTCTATTTCTATAATCATTTTTTGTTTTTATTTTATCTTGTGTTCCTGTAAAAAAATCTTTAACTGTTTTATCTAATGTATTAAAACTTTCTTCTCCGCATTTGTATATTCTATATTTATATTGTTCAATTCTTGATTTTAATATATTATTTAATAAATTAATAAATTGTTCCAAATCTTTTTTTACAACACTATATTTATAAGCTATCTCAATCTGTTCTTTATCTTTTTTATATTTTGATAAATTTTCTTTTTCATTATCCGTAAGTTTTGTAGTTTTTTCTTTTTCTTCTAAACTTTTTATTTCGACTTCTAATTTAGCTATTTTATCTTGTTTGGCAGTTTGATTTGATTCTTGTTTTGATAAAGATTTTAGAGGATTTGATGAATAACCTGAATTTTGTATTCCAATTTTTGATTTAACCTCTTTATCATATTTATTCTGAATTTCAGATATAAATTTATCAAAATTCGCAGATATAAATTCTTTTTTTATTAGATTTTCTTCTTTTGTTTCTTTTATATAATCAATAATTTTTTTACCAGTTAATAAAAATTTCTCATTGTTTTTGAATTTAGTATTTTTATTTTTTTTTTTATGTTTTTGTTGTTGGTGTCCTTTATTAGGTTTACTATGTCCAGTAGAATGTGGGGAGGAGGAGTGACCTCTTCCTGTTTGAGTAGGATTTTCAGGTGTATTATTTTCAGTATTTAAAGTATTGTATGTATTCGGGCGCATATCTTGTAATTCTTTTGAAAATTCTTCACTAAAAAATAAATATTCAGTCATATCTTTTCCCTTCTTTTGAACACTTTTTTCTATTTCAAATTGTTTATTTCCCGCGTCAGTTGAACCTAGTTCATATTTTAGAATTTTTTTTATTTTTGTTGATATATTTGTTTTTGAATTTCCTTTTGTTTTTTTATTTTTATTATTGTCTTTCCGATTATTCCTTCTTGGACCTCCAAATGATGGTTCAAATCCTCCGTGTAAAAATCCAAAAGAAGAAGATGGATATGATGAAGAAGGCGGTTTATTTTGGGAAGATTCAATTCTTTCTGAAATCTTATCTGTTTTTATATCCTTTATATTTATACTTCCCTTATCAAATATATCAAATAATTTTGAATAAATATCAATTTTAATTAATGGCTTAAATATTTGATCTTTAATATCAATATTTAATTTATCATCATCACCTACTTTTTCTTTTGGATAATCACTTATTTTTTCTTTTAATATATTTAAACATTTCATTAATTTATCATTTTCTAATGGGTTTGGCGATGGATTAAATCCCATTAATGATTGAACTATAATAAGTATTGTCATTCTATCTTCGGGAGATATATGTGAAATGTTTTTTCCCTTTAATCCAAATATATCCACAAATTCAATATGATTATCTTTTTCTATTACGTTCTGTAATTCATGAATAATAAATGTATTTTGAACCGGAGGTGCCCCATTTATCGTAGGTTGAAACTGCGGTTGAACAGGAAGTGTCGTCTCTGTATAATCCAGCGTTTTCTTCAATTTTATTATAGTTTGTTCTGTTTTAGAAACATACTCATTTATTTTATTCAAAAATCGACGCAAATCAGATAAATATTCTTCCTGTCCTCGACGTTGTTTTATAGTGTCAAAATAAGCAAAATACTTTTTATAATGCTGCTCCAATTTCATTGGTAAATATGAGCTCATTATTGTAAAATTGTATTTTGGATTTCCTTTTTGAAATTTCATTATTGACTTATCCAATTCAGGAATATTTATCATTTGTCCATTTGGGCCCATCATTTGCGGTTGTTGTTGCTGTATATTAAATGATTGTTGTTGATATTGTTGCGCTGGTTGATATGATGGGGTTGATGGTGTTGTTGGAATTGTCTCTAAATAATTCCAATTGCTGTTGTTATTACTCATATATAATATATATGAATAAAAAAATATAAAATGGATAAAATGCGTCTATCTCTGAATAGTATTCCGAATACCAACAACCGAATATTCATAAAATGAATAACCACTCCTCATATCGATTCCCTTCGTCGATTCAAACATATCCATTCTTTGTTGGACATTTTGCGCGAATAATGGTTGACTAATAAATAATGCGCATTTACTTAAATCTTGTTTCAAAATCTTTGAGCAATATGATGTTAGAACTTTGGATGTTTGCGAAACCGCTGGGATAGAATTGTTCATCATCGAAATCAAATATCCATTATTTGCTAAGAGATTGAAAAAGTCGCTGCGACCCTGCGCAATCCTACGGAATTCTCCACTTCCATCAGTCTTCAACATTCTCGCAAAATGACGGAAGTCAATCGCCATCCAACGGTCCGGATTTGATAAATCTGACGTTATTGCTGTTAGCATTAGATATCCAGTTCTATTGAGTTTGGCGTAAATTGTCTTCTGATTAGGAGGATATAATTTGACAGCGATTAATCGTCCAATTATCATAGAATTTAAGACGTCAATCATATAAAAATTATTGTCATTGAAAACGGATGTACCCCTGCTTGTTGATATCTTAATCGCCGGTAAATAAAGAGTCTTGCCATTAAATGAGAACTTCATATCTTTCCAAAATTGAGTTGATGAAACACGCATCTTCTGCTCCGCTGTTAAAGGACTCTTCTGAAATGGATGACTGCTTCCTGATGCGGGGCCTCCAATTATACCCGATGGAACACTTGAAGACCCGCGACTGAGTGATGTATAAAGGGAATGGATTGATGATAAATATGTTGAGGGGGTTTTAGGAATGTCGGAGAATCGCAATAAATGAATATTTGCGGTGTGCTTCAAAGCGTTTGCCCCATATTTCTGAATGATATTATTCGTCTTTCTCGCAATCAACTCGCGCAATTCTTTATTCATTTCATCATCGATTACTTTTGCGTCGGTTTCTATTGTATTAATAAAGACATTTCCGAGTGCGCTGGTAGGGTTCTTATTCATAAAAAGTTGATGCGTAAGTTTCGCGACTTCATATTGAATAATTGCGTATGTACCTTGCTTCAACTTTTTCATAAAGCGGGACTGTTCCTTTATTAAATTGTTGAGATTTGTATTTTTAATTGCGTTCCGCGTCTTATATATTGCTTTGTCATCAGTCAATTTGAGTTCATCATTGCGGTATCCTCTATATTTTGCCATGACTTCTTTTGCTAATTCAACTAGTTTGATATCGCGTAATTCTTTTTGTGATATCATATTAATCAAACCAAATTTCTTCAATAATTCATCGCGGAGTTTTGATACCACTTTCGCAGATATACTAGATTTAAATATATTCAATTTTAAGTCCATATAATTCAGAAAAATTTCTCTTGAATTTGAGACTGTGCTATAATAGGCGTCTAATACTTTTGTAAGATTGTTAAGCATTGCAGTATTTTGTAATGGGGCGCCCAATGATATAATCTTGTCATCTATTTTAGGCTCTTCATCTTCTCCGATTGATAAAAATTCGTATAAACGCTTGAATGTTTCACGAAAGTCAATATCATCACAGGTTGTGTAATCTAAAAAAACAATCGGATAATTATCCTTTGAAAAAAGATTAGAGTCTGATATGAAATTATCTGGGTTTGTATAAAGTGTTGAATCCTTAAATCCGATATAAATTGTTCCTTGTAATTCATTTAATTTTACCCGATCCATTGCTGTTTTGGTTTGGATTGGGTCTAATTCGGTTCTATATCTATGGTTCAGATTATGCCCTCCTCCAATAGGATGGGTTGAATGGTCTGGAATTAACGGATTATTTTCGATTCTTGTATTTGCTATTGCTGCTACGTTTTTAATACATTGTTCCTGTGTTGAAGCAATTATTAAATTTTTTGAACTATCAAGTGATGTTATTTTAAACTTTTTATTAATCATATAATTTATATAATCGAGTAAACTATCTCGCATTTTTACATTCGCTAATGTATATTTATCTTTTAAATCCCCTTCAATTTTCAAATCATTAATCATTTTTTCATATAAATTATAAATATACATTCCATACATGTAAAACATCGAATAAATAAGCATTATTGAACCAAACCGACATTTTCTCATAACTACATCATCGGTTGGATTATTAAACATGTGTATTAAAGCATTTTTCATACCTGTACTGTCTATCACAAAAGGATTTGGAAGTTGTGGCTGTAAATAAAAAAGATTTTTTTGATTTGGTTGATTTGGTGTATGTGATAAAATAATAGTTGAATGAAGTGTTGAAACTGGTGGATTGTTTGCTGTTGGCTCTGATGCAGCTACCTGTTTTCCGGCAACACCATTTGTATTTGTTCCATCTGGTTTAATTTCTGAAATGGCGGGACCACATTTTAAAACAATAAAATTATTTCCTCCTGTTGGTATACCAGTCGCATAGAAAAAATTACGAAATGAAGTCATATCAAATTTGTCTGCGCCATCATAAGGAAATTCATTGTTGTGTTTGTTCCCATCCAACAAATACTTCAATCCCTCGCATTCTTTCCGTCTTTCAATCATTTTTTTACCAGTAATCGTCGCATCTGGATTACCTGTTAGTCCAATAATCGCTGAAATCATCTGACACGGGCTCCCCAATGATAAGCTCCCGAAGTTAGCAGAAGGCCATCCGATTATTCCACGAATACTCTGGTACAATATATGATTTTCTTTATCGGGTTCAATCTCGTTATTCATTGAACCAATAATGGGCCACTTACCGCGTCGCTCTACATCTCCATGTATTATTGAAACCGCCTCATTCTCCTTGGAATAATTATTCGGAAATAAACCTCCTCCATTACTACCAACACCTTCAACTAATTTATAAGACCCTAATCGTTCATAATCACGATTCTTGTTTTTATAATATAATGTATATTGCTTCCGAGCTTTTTCTAAATTATCACTGTATTTTTTAATGATGTAAAACTTTTTCAACTGTTCATTAAAAGAATCAACTGTATCTAACTCTTTCTCTAACATTTCAATATTATACCGCGTCATTCTTTTGCGATTTATATTAGATACAAAACCGGTTGGGTCCTCTTGTGGAATGATATGGGATACAACATCTATCATACTTAATACATTAACCGCATTCGGAGATTTTAATATTTCTACTGGTATATAATTTGTCATCTATTATAATATAATATTTATTATTTTTTAGAAAATGAATCCAAAAAATAAATTTAATTAAGACTATCTCCGAATACTAAACCAAGTAAAATAATCTGTTCGCGGGATATATACTTCGCTTGTGATTCAATGCGTTTATTATTTATATTATTATTTAACATAAGCTTAGAAGTATTATTTACTCTAACTTTAGACTTAAATTCTACAACAGGAGTACTACCATTAATTTTTGAAATTTCTTCTAATGATGGAATTAATTGTGAAATTCCCAATGGGGAAATATTATTTATCGATTTCTGAATGTGTAATTTAAAAAAACTATCATCAACATCAATGCGAGTTGGCATTGAAAATAATAAATTGTAGGCCCAAGAGCGGAAATCAGACGCGCGTAATACATTATGTTTTTCGATGCTATATACTTGAAATGAGGTTTCCGGTTTAGTTGATCGAACGAACTGAGAAGATTTTCCACCAGTTGCTGGAATAATTCGATTATCATGAACAATCTTGTCTAATTGTTCCTTCGTTGAACCTTGAATAAATAGCGGCTCCAATAACTTCTTTTTATTTTTAGTTCCATCCTTCAAATATTCATAATATAATTCTCCCTTCAATAATTTCTTATAAAAAGTATTTTTGGAAAAATCAGGAAGTTTAATTAACATATTGTCCGGATGATAAATATCATGACCATGATGATCCTTATAAGTAATAATATCCTTCTTTAAAATTTCACTGTATGATTTTATTGTATATTCGCTGTTCGCCATTGAAAAAATATCAACCAAAAATATTTCATTGTCCATTAAAACAAAAGCAAATAATCTAAAATATTTTCCGTGTATTATGGAAGTCCGGTTTCTAAATGATGTCTCCATAACTTTCCACCATTCTTGTGTATGAGAATTTTGGTCAACTAACTGAACATTAATCATTTTTTTAAATAATTCCTCTGTTTCTTTCTTATTTCGATTCTTATTCTTGTTCATTGACAAACTAAACCCAGATTGTGTTAATAACTTCTTTTTAATATCTTCCTTCTCAACGTAAAATGATTTGTTCAAATAATAAAGACGATATACGAAATTACGAAGACGCGAAACCGCATACATAAAAATAATATAGTTTTTCATTGAGCCATGAGGAGTTGATATTAGCATATTGTGAAGCAAATTAATTAAACAATCTACTTTATAACTGTATTTGCGCATTTCTTGTTGAATCTCAATCTCTTTTGGCTCTAATACACGACTACCTTCTGCTGCGGTTATACTACGTTTTCTAACAATATTTACAATTGATGACTTTTTACGAACATTAACACTTTTACTCTTCCGTTCCATTTCATCATGGTCTTGAATAATCATTTTAGCTACCTTATTTGAATCTTCAAAAAATGCCATAAATATTTGCCGCAACACTTTATTCTTTGAACCTAAATCAATTTTAGTGTCTGCCAGTATAGGACGAGTATTCTTATAAGCATCAATAACTTTCTGTTTAATTTCTGCTTTATCTTTGCTTGATATTTGGGATAATGTCTGATTTATTTCTAAAAGTTTATCTTTTTCTAATTGTTCATTTGATTTCTCTCTGTATGTTAATAATAATCCGTATGTCATCCACGAAAACTGAGTCGCCTTAGTTTTAATAAATGTTAGAGGGATACCTCCAAGAGAAACATTCGATACACTATATTCTTTTTTGGGATATGCTACAGGTGGAGCCGGTAGTGATTGAGGTTCAAACCCATTATTTAATACTACGCCGCCACTTGATAATACACGGAGCGCTCTCTCAAATTTCATTGTGTTTATTTTCTTAAATGTTCTATCGGAACTTGAAAAAAAGTTAATTAGGTCATGATGGAATTTATAAAATTGAAGATGATAAGGTTCCGCAAAATCTACTCCAATTGGTGCTTTTGTTGTATTCTGATGATGTATATTCGCCCCAAAAAATAAATTGACAACAATCTGTTCATCTTTATCTAATTGTGCTGCTGCATTACCTGAATTTACTGGTTCTCCAAGACACATCGTATTATTTCTTAAAAAGTTAATTAGTTTATCGAGTTGTTTGTTTAATTCTTCGCAACCATTTACATATTTTTCAAAATAAGTCGCATTATATGACGATATATTTGTTGAATTAACAACTTTTAATTTGTTATCTATTCCTGATAGAATTGCATCTAACTCGGATTTAACAAAATGAGAAATACACGCTTTGATATTCTTGAAAAAATGAATCAATAATTTAATCGTGTTTGTTATCACGGAACAAAACAAAAACATTTCTCCTAATTCTTCAAATTTAATTGGATTTTGAGCGGGGTTTGCTCCTCCAAAATCCAGTTCTCCATCTGGCCCATGATAAAAAACTCCGAGATGTGTTATTCTTCTTAATTTATCAAAAATATCATTTTCAACCTTATCTGGGTCGCTTCCAGAACCAAATCGACGAATATATTCTGTCAAAGATTTTCTATAATTTTCAAATATTTTTTTTGTTAATGTTTCTGGGCGTCTTGAAGCATCCAATGCGGTTGGGGTTCCATCTGTCGCGCCGATACGAATATCGAAAAAATTATCTGAGGCACCTCCTCTTTGTTTTTTAAATCGCTTACTAACTTTTTTAACGGGATTTTGTTTTTTATCTTTTTTGGAAGAAGATGATTTTTTCTTTGATAATTTTTTAATTGGTTGTGGGGTTGCTTTTATTTTTAATGATTTTCCACTACCTGTCATCAATTTCATATACTTTCCTCCTCTCATTAATGTGGCGATTGGGATTGCTTGAAATGATTGTTTGTTTAATGATATGGTTATTTCTGCGGGTGTTGGGATATGATTAGCTGCTGCGGTTTGGATTAGATTTGTATGGACTGCGTCGGCGGTAGGTCCTGCTGGGGAATTTCCATCGCTTATAACGCAACTGGCCGCAACACCTACTCCTGAAATATCAATATAATAATTTACTGCGGTAAGAGCGGCAATACGTGGTCCGGCAGCAGCTGCTATACCGGCAACTGCTGCGATAACAGTAGCATCAGCAAGAGCAGTTGAAACCTGTCTGGCTGCTGCTAAATTAGCTGGGGCGGCTGCTACGATACTCACGGCTGCTGCAACAGCATTCAGTGCTCCTCCTGTTCCATAGAATCCAACTCCTCCAACTCCTGCAAATGCTGCGACATCTCTAACCGCGGCAGCAAGAGCATTCGCAACTGCACCAGCTACAAGAGCATTGTTATTTACATAATGATTACTTCCTGTAAATTTTCCACAACTATATCCTGTTATCATTTGAACATCTGTAGTTCCTCCTGCTACAAGTAATGTTGGCGCAATTCCACCATGTGTTACATGAAATCCAATACTCTTAGAATTATATAAAAGTTGTGCGACTGGATTGATTGGATCATTTGAACCAGATAATATACTTCCTGCGTTAGGTCCCCTATCAGTTCCATTACCATAACTGGCTTGATTTGCGTGTTTGAAATCTAAATCACTTAATGTAGCAGGAGAATTTACACGGTTCGCAATTGCAGCATCATTTACAAATTCTCTATCTCTAATTGTCGCTTTATGAAATAAACAGCACAATGGTTTATCTTCATTCGTTAAAATAAATGTTTCATTCGCATTCGCCGCATAAGTGTCATACATTCCCGTATATACATTTCTTTTTCCTTCCGCGTTATTTACTGCTGCAGTCCAAGAACTAATTGGGGCTACTCCTGTATAACTTGCTTTGAGTCTTGGATCCGCAAGATTAACTGTCTCAGCTTCTACAATTCGAACTGGTTGCTTAACTTTGAAGAAATTTCCATATGAATCACAATCGCTATTTGGATCGCAATTTTTAAAATTTTTATTATTATCTCTA